TTCAAAACTTGCCAAGTTCAAAAGACTTTCCAAAAATGACTGCACTAGAAAAGTACAGGGAATCAAAAAAAAACCAATAAAAAATAAATAATTATGGCAATAACTTATAGCCCAATAGCAATAAGAGGTGAAGCAGTTTCACCTATTATACAGGAAATATTTTTCCTTAACAAAACAGTCGAGAAAGGACTTGTCAACTTCGCAGACGACGTAAAAGCATCTACAATTATAACAGAAACATCTGTTAACGTTGTAGGCCAGGCGTACACAGGCGAACGATTGGGTTCTTTAGGCGGCCCCGTCTTGAAGGACAGAGTAGCAAATCCAAAGAAAATCGAGTACAAGTACACTTTCAAAATGGAAGCGTTAAGACAATCTCGATTCAACCGAGATATGGCTCAAGGCGCGTTAAATATTGACAGCTCAGAGTTTAACACTCAAGTACTACAATTAACAGCACCTAAGACTTCACAGGATGCACAACTTAAATTTTGGGCAGGCTTTTCAGAAGCTACAAAGACGGCAATAGCAGCGTTAACACCGTTAGCAGCACAAGGCTCTATTTCAGCATCCGCAAGAACAGCAGTCGCAGGATTTACCGCTGACCCCGCAGGTGTTGACGGTGTTTTGTCACGCGTCTTATATGACGAAACCGCGCTAGGCGAATACCGAAAAGTGGCAGGAACTACAATAACGGCTGCAAATATTGCCGCGGAATATGCTAAAATCTTTGCGGCAGTAAAGCCTGAGAGTTTTGAAGCCGCTGAACTGCCAGTTATGTATGCACCTTATGCGCACAGACAATTAATACTAACTGCTAATAACTCAGTAGGTGCAGCACAGCAGGTGAATTTCTTAGTTACTGGTACAGGTGCTGGTGAAGTAATATCTTACAATGGTGTGGTTATTGAATTTGTGCCAATTCCTAACGGTTTTGTTTATGTTCAAAGACCTTCTGTTATTTTCTTCTCAACTGATTCTACCGCTGACGTGGCTTCTTTTGAAACTGGAAAAGTAGACAATGATAGCGATGTGATGTTTGTACGAACTATTTACACACTAGACGCCACGGTGATGGCTCAAGCTGACGGTGTTCTTTACGGTGGATAAATTAAATAATAGGGCGTTGAAAATACGCCCTTTTTAAAACTTATAAAATATGTGTGTTACATTAGGTGGAAGTAGAAAGTTGGCTTGTATTTCAGGCGAAGCGGGAATCTTAGCCGTGTCGATTGGGGTTTATAATTCCGCAAATAGACTAGAGGCAACGGTAACGGGAGTTACTGAAATAGCAACGTCTTTTCCTGCGTTAAGTTTGGCTAGATTTGATGTAAAATCTACAACCGCAAACTACGTAGAGAATGGCGTAAGCGGCGGCGACAATCGCAGTAAAGGCGTGACGGGAAATTTGCCGATTATATTAAACGTGCCAAAGGGCGACTTAGTTAAAACGGTTTCTCAAGTTAAAGAATTACTTAACGGTGAAGTGGTTTTATTTATAGAGCGTAAGGACGGAAGCATTACGGCAGCAGGCTCACAAAATGGTGCTATGGCAATAACTATTGACGATCAAACAGGCGGAACTATCGGGGACTTGAACGGATTCACCGTTACTTTTCAAACAATGGAACCTGACTTTTCAAGGGAATACTTGTTGACCTCGGCAGCGTTAACAGAATATGCAGCAGCAATTAAGGCGGTGGTATAATTATTGAATACTAAACAAAAAGCCGTGCATTTGTACGGCTTTTTTTATACAAAAAATAAAATGAAAGTACTTTTTTTAAACACACCTTTATTTTTTTCATTAATTCCTAGAATTTACCCAAGCGAAAATGATAATTTAGTTTTAACTTTACGCAAGGAAACAGGCAGCGCAAAGATAACGCCTGAATTTACTTTTACCGTTGGTCAAAAATTACAAATTACAATCACAGCGCAACCCGTTCAATTTAAGATTTTAGATAAGTTTGAATTTGAATTAAAAAGAGGAAACGATATTTTATATTTGGGGAAAATACAGATTTTAAAACAAGGTACAGACATACAAAATTTTAATTATGCCGAACAAAACGAAAGATTTACATACAAATAAAGGGTTGCAAACATTCACGTTTGAAAATAAAGTTGAAAAATTCAGCGTTTATCAGCCTATCGACATAAAACCAAGAGTTGGCATTGACTACATTTTAAACAGCAAAAACAATGCAAACAATGCCAACTACATAACGTATAAAGATGCGTATGAAGATAGCCCAACTAACAGTTCAATATTGAACGACATACGCACGTACATGTACGGAGAGGGGTTAATTGACGAGGGTGTAGGAAATGTCAATCTAAAGCAGTATATGTCAGCAGAGGACGTGTTGTTGACTTGCAAAGATGATGGAATCTATGGTGGATTTGCCGTTCAAGTTATTTGGAATGAACAAACAAAAACACCTTTAAAAATAAAGTATATTCCTATTTATAAATTAGGTATAAAATACAATCAATTATCTTTAGAAGTTGAAGGCTATTGGTTCAGTTACGATTGGGACAATAAACAACGTTATCGTCCCGAGCTTTACCCAAAATTTACGGGTCAATACACAGAGGGTCAAAACCTCGAAATTCTTTTGGTTAGACAACCAACTTCTGAGCCGTTTTTTGCAGTTCCAGACTATTTTTCGTGCATACCTTTTGCAAAGTTTGAAGGCGGCGTTGGCAACTATGCGGTTAACTACATTGAGAATAGCGCTCACGATGTAGTAATAGTTAACTACAATCAAGGACGCCAAAGCACGCCAGAACTTGCGAGAAGTGAAGCCGAAAAGGTACGGGATAGAGTGTCAGGAACAAAAAACACCGCAAAGGTTATTGTTTCTTTTAATGATAGTATTGAAGAAGCGGTTATGTTTGACAAAATCCCGCCCTCAAATTTAAGCGAAAATATTACATTTTTCACAGAGGAAGCCGAACGCAAAATAAAGGTCGCTCACGGAATGCCGAACATCTTATTTAGCGGTAACAATCAGGGCGGTGGATTTTCAAACAATGCAGACGAGTATTCAATGGCATTAAAAATATTTTACCGTAAAAAAATTAATCCACGGCGGCAAAATTGGGTCGACGGAATTAAGCAAATTACAGATTTAATTGATTCACAGATAAAGCCGTGGTTTAAGGATTTTGAAGAAGAAAAAGAACTAGATAAAACATTATAGTTATGAAAATTTGGCTAACAGAAAATGATATACCTGCATTAACAAGTTTTGCAGGAAATATTGATACGGACGCGCTAAAGCCGTTTATCGTTATCGCACAAACAAACGATATTTTACCGATTTTAGGGGTTGATTTGTATAATAAAATTAATACAGATATAGAAAATGAAACTTTAAGCGGTATTTATTTAGAGTTTTACGACAAATTTATAATATTTATGCTTGCTTATTTCAGCTGCTCGCATTATATAGCAATAAATAGCAGTCAAATAAGCCAAAACGGAATTATAAAACCTGAACAAAGGACTGATTTAAACGAAATTAACAGGCTTTCAGCTGTTTACAATCAATTAGGTAACAATATATTTTTACAATTCAAGGAATTTATTAAATTAAACCCAGTTCCTGAGTACAAAATAGACCAGATAAAAAGAGAAACAAACGTAATTCAATTTTATTAAAAATGGCACAAGAAAATTTTAATGTATCGCAGCCAAACGACGGTCTAGGTGACAAACTAAGAGCTGCATTTATAAAGGTTCAATCTAATTTTACCGACTTGTTTACTGAAAAAGTAGACAAAGAAGCGGGTAAGGGATTAAGCACAAATGATTATACAACTACTGAAAAAAATAAACTTGCTAATATTGAAGATTTAGCAAATAGAAACGTTCAAGCGGACTTTTTGCAAAATGATGATACGCAAGACGACTTTATTAAAAACAAACCACAAATACCAGTTGTTGCCGACTATCTTTTAAACGGTGGTTTCGCAGGAACAGCGCAAGACCTTGAGAACGCTATAGATGCACAGAGGACGTTTTTAGGCACGTTCGCAACCCTAAACGCTTTAAACACCGCAAACCCAACCCCTGCAAATGGCACGTATGCATTTAGCACCGACCGCACAACGCGGTGGAATAGAATAGAGGGGCAATGGCAAATAGAAAGCCTAGGCAACGCAGAGAGCGCACCGCAAGAGCTGTACCAAAATATAAATGGATTACTTAGTGCACAAGCTACACAGTCAGGCGACACGCTTTATTACGTAGGCGACGCAAGTGCAGACCCCGCGGTTGTGGCTCGCGGT